GGACGTAATGCACCTGTGCTGTAGCTCGAACGTGTCGCTGGATTCTGTAACCTCGACCACTCCCTCCAACATCGAGTGTGTTCCGCTGTACCCTGTGAATCCTCCGTAGTTCCCTGCGAACGCCACCATGCCCACGATGGCCGTAGATGCTGTCCCGCTCGTCTTGCGGAGTCGCGTCATGTGCTTCTCGACTCCGTAGGCTTCCGCCCACGCCCGCACCTTGTACTTCCCGGTCTTGAGCGTGATGACGTTCCCGACGCGAGAGATGTTCGAGTTGGTGACGATCTGCTTCTCGGTCGTGTTGAGCGTGCGCGTGACCCAACTCCCAGAAGTAAACGTACCCCCGTCCGTCCCGGCGGTCTTCTGGTCAGCGTAGATAGCGAGCTGATCAGCGGGAGCCGATGCCGGGGTTTGCATCGTCAACCCGCCAGCACCATCCGATGTGGGCACCGTTCCAGAATCCCCGCTCGTCGCCAAATTCTCGACGGTAATCTCATCCGCTCCACCATCCGAGTGTCGAGCCGCATGGTCTTCGTTGTGATGCTGGTTCGCCGTGACGCCATTCAACTCGTCGTGGCTCGTGACCCCAGCGCCCTCCTCGGACATTTCAAACGGGTTGGTGATGAGCGCAAACGACGTTCCGTCTTCTTGGATAATGATGCGACCAATATAGACCGCGAAGTCTCTCAAATACGCCGGGGGTGTGGGGATTACCTCCTCCCCCGCCAAAGCCACGGAGTTCACGTTCGATGTGCCGTACTGCATGTGGAGGTGGCCGTCGAAATCCACGTACATGTAGCGCGTACCGTATTTATTATTGCCCAAATTCCCAAGGGCACTCCCGGTCCAGTACTGCTGATTGTCGATCTGCGACACACTACTCGAGTCCGGCGTAGTCGATGCGCTGCTGTTCCACACGTCGAAGTAGTCACTCCCGCTCGTGTCGAGAGCAGACAGCGATTGCCGGTTGTGGGCGCAGTAGAAGACGCCAGCCGACATCGTGACGTTCCGCGTTCCGCTCTCTCCGAGCAGAAGCCCGCTCGCACGCTGCGGCCCGAACACCTCGAAGTCCTTGAAGCAGTCTCGGGTGCGGTAATTAGCGAACCTCTGACCCACGTTGAAGATCCGAAGCTCGGTTCCGTACCTGTAGACGCGGCCAATCACCACCTGGGTATCCAGGTTCAGGTTCATCACGTTATCGGTGACAGCAACCTGTGGCGATCCGCCGTTGTAGTCCATGTAGACCCAGTTAACCGCGTTCGCGTAGGGGAGTGCGACTCCTGACTCCCCAGAATAATCGTAGACCTCAATATCCCCGGAGTAGCTATTCGACGATTTGATAAACAGCTTTCCAGACGAAATATCGACAGTAGTCGAACTCGCAAACGAGATAATAAAATCTACGTAAGGGTCCCCCGAAAGGCTCACGCCGTCTTGATGGTTCCTCCACTCACTGGAAGTAGTATCTATAAAGTCCTGGCCAGAAACTTTACGAATAGCTCCGTCACTCGCCCGAGCCATCAGGTAAAAGTCACCATCTGCCGGAGAACTCTCCGGAGTCACTCCAGGGAGTCACTCCAGTGAGGTCAATAGCAATGGCCGAACCGGCCCCACCACTGAGGCCATCCCCTGCTACGTCACTATTGAGCTTCTCTTTGGTGACCGCAGAGTCAGCGATCCACTTGGTTTGAGTCTTAGACAATTTGAACTCCTCGGCTTTTTGCCTGGGCCGCTACCCCAGGGTATATCCCACCAGGAGACTGTGCGAGAACTAGTACGTGTAAATGACGATAACCGTATCGCCCGTATCGAAGTCCTCAGACAATCCGGTCGCAACCACGTTCTTGAAGTGGAATTGATTGCTATTCAGAATATCGAAATCAGGAGTGACTCCCGTCCCGTCCAGGGCCTGCTTATTGACCTGGATCTTACCATTATTCGGATACGCAGCCACGTTACGCGCACTAGCCGGAGTGTTGGAGAGCGTGAAGTACCCCGCGGTGGTCTCTCCAGCAGTGATAGTGTGCATCTCCTGGTAACGCTGCTCCGTACTGATACTACCAATCAGATTGGTGTAGGTGATCTTCTCGACACGCCCGTCAGTCTGGTCATAAATGGCCAGGAGGTCCGTCCCTGCAGGAGTGGTCTCCTCATTTGTCAGGCCGTTGATGTCGAGAGCCAGAGCTCCCCCAGCTTCCTGCTGGATGCCCTCACCCGCAGTATCCGAATTGAGCTTAGCCGCGGTGATACCATCATCAACCACCTCGAGCTGTCCTGACAAATTCTCATCGATGGTGGAAGTGTCCACCTTGACCGCGACACCGTTGGACGAGACATTGATGACCTTCGCGAGATTCGCGCCACCCGTGGCATCCGCCTGGACATCGAGGTCGGATCCGTTACCTCCAGTGAGGCCGTCACCTGCTACGTCCGATCCCAACTTGGCAGCAGTAACCGACGTCGCGGCAAGCTTTGCAGTGCTGATCCCAAGGTCCTTCACCTGAACCTGCTCAGACACCCCATCCACTTCCACGGTAGAGTTATCGACCGCAACCGCGATGTCGTTAGCGGTCCGGTTGATACCTCCGAGGTCTCCCGTAGTACCGTCACCAACACGGATCGTGTTGCCATCCTTGGTAAGGCCCACACCCGCATCAATCTGGCCCGTACCAGTGAACTGCTCAAACGTCAGGGCATCCGTGTCAATCACGTCGTTGGGAGGATCCGTGATACACACCCAGCCCGTATCGCCGTAGTTCGTACCCGAGTTAACCCAGATACGTGCACCCGCAGCGTGCTCACCTGTCAGGAAATTGTCGGGACGAGACCACGCCCCTGTGGTGTCCACTTCCCAGACGCCGTTCTCAGACCCGGTGCTCTGATTGGTGAGGAGGATCTTGTCCCCCGTAGCCCATGTCGAAACCCCGTCCACCGTTCCTGGGTTGCCACTAAGGGTCAGGTTCGAAGTAGAGAGCGCTTTCGCAGTACCTCGAGGGAACATCCCCTGGAGTGCGGTATCCAAGAATGCCTTGGTAACTGCGTGAGAGTCATTGACGGGGGTAGGGACACTAACTCCAGTCCCGCCAGAAAAGTCATGTGACCCCGTCCAGGTGTAGTCGTCAGTCTCATCGATGTGGGTTGCGTCAATACCGTCAGCCTTGACCGCCAACTGGCTTGAACCGTTCGCCTCAAGAGTAGCGTCATCGACTTTGACGGCAACACCATTAGCCGAAACGTTAATCGCGGTAGCAAGGTTTGCTCCGCCGGTAGTATCGGCCTGAACATCTAAGTCCGCGCCAGCACCGCCAGTCAAGCCGTCTCCCGCAACGTCCGAACCGAGTTTAGCGGCAGTCACCGCCTGCGCTGCCAAGTGGGACGTGTCAACACCGAGAGCCTTAATCTGGAGGGTATCCGTAGCCACCTCCAGAGTAGCGCCGTCTGCATTGATCTCGAGTTCACCACCCGTAGCTTGCGTTAAACCAGGACCTGCTACGTCAGCGTTGAGCTTTTCCTTGGTGACCGCATCATCCTGAATCCACTTGGTCGCAATTTTCGACATGACCGTCTACTCCTCCGTCTAGGCCGACGCTGGGTATGTTGCTCGAACAACGTCTCCAGAAGTCAAATCAGAGTCGATTCCTGTTCCTGGATTCGACCCACCGCTGAACGATCCGCCCCCTGGAGCGGTGCTACCGTTACCTATACAAATGTAGTACCCTGGAGCCGATCCTCCAACCACTTCTCTCACAGTGTAATCCGAACCGTATCGTTGTACACTACCTGTGACGACATAGAGATTGACGTCTTCTTCAGCTCGAGGGTCCTCCGCAAGCGGTCCAATAACCTTGTTCACAGTGTCCGTGTAACTGAGCTGGTCGACCTCATAGTCCCCCTCCCCGCCTGTCGGAACCGTCCAGTTTCCGTCACCGTCTAAGTACTCGTCCGGATTGCCACTCAACGCAGGCATGAACCCAGGAGACGAAGTCGAAGCTTCGAAGTGCGTGTGGTACGTCGCAAACGGAAGAGTCAAGATGATGTTTCCGTCATCGTCCTTGAGGGTAATCGTCCCCGCGGTAATCTCAGCTTGAAGATCCCCAGACCGCTGAATCTCGTCTTCAGTGTACTCCGTAGTAAGGGGGTAGTCCGTAACCGGATGCGTAAAGGTACGCGCACCAAGGTCGGCAATAGTCACCGTAGGTGCCGAGCCTGTAGTAGTCAAGTACACAGCCATGGCGTCACCCTATCATGAAGGCGGAAGCCCCCTACTTCGGTACACAGGCTTCAAAAACACTGTGACGTATGGGTAAGGGACACCCGTACCGTTGCAATACACCTGCAACTCATCCCCCGCATCGATATCCACAGGGGCACTGAAAACTTCGTATTCTTTTCGAGAACTAGAAAACGTCAGGGACGCCAGAACCGTTGCCGTTCCATTTCGACGAACCTCGGCAACCCAAGACGCATTCGTCTCACACGCGGCACTCATTCCGATAATCTGAGCATCCAGGGGTACCACGAAGCCAGATAGGTTAGCGGGAACTCCTCCCGCACCTTGCAAGTAGACATCCGTAACGGTCCCTGAATTTCTACCCATGCAAAACGCTACGATATCGTCCAGCCGTCCCGTCGGAGGAGTAGCCTTACCTCCGTGATGATACCGGAGGAGTGCGTGACTCGGGTTAGCCGCAAGGTGACTCTCGAGATCCGCCTCTTCAATCCACGCCTTACACGCAGCGCAGTAAACTGAACGTTCTAATCCTGCCATAACGTAGACTCCTACTCCACGCGCTCAACCCATCCGAGCGTAGCGGTGTCTTCTACAAAAATGGGTGCAGGACCAGTAGCCGCACTAGCCACCCACACCCCCAACTCGAGGATGTCTCCTGCGTTAAGGTACCCGTCAAACCCTATGAGAACACCCGTAGCAGGTGTAGGGGACCCGGCACTCCCCGAAGCCACGTCGATGTATGATGTAGACGCCACAACCGGAGCTAAATTGCGCCAACCTCCCATCCCGATAGTGTTGTTAAACAGCACCTGGGCGTTCCAAACATTGACACTAAACGTAACTTTATAGCGCCCACTCCGTCGAATCAGAATCTGCGACGGGGGACCGCCTCCAGCGGGGTGTTGGAAATCACCATCGGAAACTAAGGCTGGGAGACCACTAACCCACGGAACCATCCAAGCGGTACCAACAGAAACATGTCCCCCCGCAATCAGGTTATACCCCGGAGCCGGAGCACCACTATTCGCCGCCACCTGAATACGGGACGGCGCCTCATCCACCATCACCTCGGGGTAAGAGGTGACGTTGTCTACCGTAAACGGTACCGGCCCGTTCTTCTCGGATTCTAGGATAGAGCGGTAACTCACAGCGTCAAACGAAGGGCCGTAGGGTTCGGACCCTGTGACGCCATCCCACCCAAAAGCGTAACCTAGAGGGTTATCCCCTAGCCTGCAGTCTCTGAAAATGGGGCGCCCATCCGACTGCGGGTTGGCGCACCCAATATATCCATCGAGGATCGGAGCTAAAGTCGCGTCATACGTACGACTAATGGTTTCGATACGGCAATCCTGGAACCCCGACAAATACGCGTTAGCCAGAATCGAGTATATGTAACTCTTCTTCGCGGAGATGTAGATTTCATTGTATTCCCCCGGAATCAGAGGTTCTTTTTCAGAAGCTACGAACCCTCGCAACGGCGGATTGAACCCGCCTATGAAAGTGCGATCCAAGTCCAAGAACATCCTACCCGTAGCATCTGAAGTAGCCGGGCCTGCGCCGCCACTAGGCAGATTGGATACGCCAGTAGTCGAGACACCATCCAAAATCAAACGGTGCCCTCCAGACCACGCACCTCCGGCCCCTCCCGGGTTGGTATTCTGAGCTGAAATTCCGCCTACCAGAAGAAGCGACGGGATGTTCAATCCCGAAGGAGGTACCAGCTCGTAAGACCGCGCACGCGTACCGATCACGCGCCCATCGATATGTAACTCAGGGAAGTAGTCAGTAGGGACAAGTCCGCAGGCAGGCCACCACGAAGGATCCAGCAGCCACTGAATCGGCTGTTGAATAAGAGTGTCTCTCCCTGTAATCGTAACTTTCTGTCTCGGAGGCGGGATGATGGGGCCCGCACTCGCGTCTACTCCCGGGGACATGATGAACTCGTACGGAGTAGTAAACTCCGCCGGGTTCACAGTCGTCGTGATGGTCGAGCACGCATGCTGCAACGTCTGATACGGGTTGTTGCGCGTACCGTTACCTGACACGTCACTACCATTTACAGGGTCGACATGGATACGCCCGAGGCCCGTAGGCCCTGCACCAAGGGACATCGAATCGATGCGCGCTAAAACATCACTCAAAATGGGGAGAGCGTTAGGGGGGCCCAAGTTGTTAACGAAGCCACTGGCGTCAACGTCAATCCCAGTGTCCATTTCCGAGAAGTTGTACCCTCGGTTGCTGGGGGAATCTCCCGACATGTTGGTGAACGTCCCGCCACCTGCTAACGCATTCCACGTATACGAGTCAAACCAGACTGCAGGCGCCAGGGGAGCCGCGGCGTCTGTACCGTCGTGTCCCGCTTTCAAAGTGCGCAGCGTAGACTTCTGGAATCCCGGACCCTCACCAGAAACGTAGCCAGATAGAGGGTTTCCGGCCCAGTCCACGGTGTTGTCGATATTGCCGAAGGAGGAATCCTGGATACTGCAGAGGTGGATAGACCCGTACAGACTACCAAGATCACAGTTGTCTGCGTAAATCGAGATGAGGTTGGGCAGGAAGTCCACCCCCGTAATTGCTTCACGTTCCCCGAAAATACCTTCAGAAGGCCCCGAACGAATAACCGCAGAATGGTCGAAAAAGCATGTTAGAGGCCCTGTAGCAGCCGCCGGAGTCGCCGTACCACTTGCGCGATTCCAAATCCCCCCATCCGACCAATAAGTCCCCTTAGCGTGCAAGAACTTATTGGCCACCATCGGATTTCCGCCGCCCGGATTCGAATTCTGAACCTGCAAAATGCCCCGGTGCCAGAGGAAGGCCCCTCCCTCTCCCGGGTAGTCCGCCACTCCAGGAGCGTACATCACCAGAGCCGCGTAATTAGCCGATGGCGCTCCAAACGCCGCCCACCAATCGGGATCAACATCCCAGTCAATATCGCCCTGGATCGCAGCACCCCCCGGAGCTTCGATCACGTAGAGAGCTCTTTTACCTGGTAAACCTACCTTCCCAGGGTAGACACCCGGGTTCAGAACAAAGTGCCACGGGAGATAGAAGTCTAGTGTGCTAGTAGGATCCGGAACCTGATTCGCAGCGTGTTGTAACGTCTTGTAAGGATTATTGAATTCTCCCGTACCAAGGACGTCATCTCCGTTGTGCTCATCCACATAGACGTAATTTTTAGGCGTTAGAACCGAAGAACTTCCGCCAATGTTCTGCTCGACCCACCAGAGATATTCATGGATTTTCTCTTCCCAACCTCGAATCCCCGTGTTGGGAGGTTGGCTGTTATCCTGGTTGGTTTCCGAAAGAGCAGGAAACGCTTTTCCGCTGATCGGCCACTTAAGGTAGACCGCACGAACAGAGACGTCCTCGGTAGCTAGGCCTTCATCCACGGTAAGGCGCACAAGGTACCCGCCGTAATTCATGCCGAAGTTAGCGGTGGGGTTGTGGATCGCCGGATCCGAAAACGCCACTGTCACCCCAGGGGGCTGCGACAAGAACTCCCATTTGTACGTTGTGTGGTTCGGCGGAGGGAACTGTGCCGTGAACTGAACCGCAGCACCTCCTGGAATGATGTCCTGACGGGACTGATCGGGTACTCCAGGAGGAAGCGTTGCTTGGTCAATTGTGAAAATTGCTGGCATCTTTACGGCCCTTCACTAAATCGCAGGTGTCTCCGTAGCGAACTCATCACCCGGGTCACTGAATGGAGGGTCTCCTTGGGCGTTCTGGGACTCTCCCTGATCCCAAGACGGAACTGTTTCCGTACCTGAAGGTGGACCCGGAGGTTGATTTGTCTGCTCAGGGTCCAAAGCGTCGGGCATGTACGTCGTACCGCCTCCGGTGGGATCATAGTTTTCAGTCTGGGAAACCACCGGCTCGTCCTCGCTCACCCCCTCCGGACCTCCAGCTGGAGAATCCACGTACGTATTTGTAGCTGCAGCGTTATTCGCTCCACTATCATCCGTATGGTAACCTTCGGGAGCAAAATGCTTCTCATTCACCAGATCTGTCGGTAACCCTTCGGCCCCGTAAATGATGTTCACACTCTTGACCAGGAGTGAGAAGTCAAACTTGACCGACATCTCCCGACCTGCCTGCAGGGCATAGCGAAAATCCACCATCGCGCCCTGTACGATCAACGAATCGTACTTCAAGTATAGGACGAGTCCTCTACGCGCTAACTGCGTCCCTCTCGCCAAGTCCCGGAAGATGCGAAGCATGCGCATCGTCCAATCATCTTGGTAGGTGTTGTAAAGCGTCCCCGTGTAGGTAAACATCGGAGCTTGGGACCCAAAAAAGAAAGCGACATAGTTATCCGATAGAGTCTCGCAGACCTGCACCTTCTCGTTGAATTGGTGGTTCACCTGTTGGAGGATGAAATCCAAGTAGCCGACACCGCCCTTGCCCGCATCGTCTCCGGTCAGGTAGGTCGCAATCGTACGTGTATCCGGGTCGTCCAATTCAGCCAAAAACTTATCGTACGAGCCTGGGGGGATGCGGATAAACATCCGCGCCATCGTGTCAGTGTAGTCCCCTTTACGCGCTGTATGTCTCGACCACTTTTCAGTGAACGTAGGGAACGACGAAAACGTACCGATGGACATCGGATCACGTCCCTCACGACGGTTAACCAAAACGGCATCCTGCCAGACAGGGAGTAGAACCGAACGATCAAGCGGGACGATGGCTGTGGGCTTTCCCATCTACTGCCTCACGGGGAGCTGCTTATCAGCAACATAGTTACGGAACGGTACAACACCAGTCTCGTTAACAACCATGTAAGCTCTCTGTACCAGGTTAGGCACCGTGAGCTTTGCTTCGTGACCGTTCCGCAAATTCGCCACGATATTGTAGTTGGCCAAACGGAGCATATTCTCAGGCTTGGGCAACATGTACTGAATGCGGCGATTGATCACGGGGTTTGGCATGGCCTCTAGTCTCCTTCGGTCATCCTCTTGAACATATCACTCTCCATGGCTTTTTGCAGCCTCTCAGCACCATCAGCAAACTTCTCGACCGCGGGCCGGAAATCCTTGAAAGCCTGAGCCATCTCTCCCTGCACGCCCGCCAAGGCCTCGTCAGACTTCTCGAGATCCTCAGCCTCTTTACCTTCGGCCTTGAGGGTCTCCTCTTCCTTCTTCTTTCGCGCTTCACCTAGAGAAGCTAGACTGTCCATAACCTCGGACTCGAGCTGTGCTCTCTTCTCTGGATCGGTCTCCTTCTGGAACTGTGCCATCTTTCGAGCCAAGCCCTTGTGCCCAGAACGTGCAAGCTGTCGAAGGTCTCGCTTGGACATCCGCTTAGCAACTTCACCCCCCGTAACTTCCCCAGTGGACAGGAGCTCTCCGAGACGGTCAGCACCCTCCCCGCCAATAGCTTCGCGGATGGTCTGGAGTCCCCCACCACCAACAACATCGGCATACTGCTGCGACTTGATCGATTCCGCTGAGAGGGTCGTCAGCATACGCATGGACTTGCTAACGTCTCCTGTCTCTCCACCAGCGGCGATACCGCGGAGGCGTTCTTTGGCTTCATCAGAGACCCCCGACAGAGAGATCTCCGCCTCTTCAACCTTCTTGTTGAACTCTTTCCTAAGCTGCGCTTCCGACTTTCCTGAACCCTTATTGATGCGCATAAACTCTGCAAGCGCAGCTTTACGCGCAGCAGCGGCCCCCTTCGTGCCTTGACTGGCAGCAACCGTCTTGGCCAACATCGCCGAAGGCCCCTCAGAAAGCATTTCCCGAACACCGCCTTCACCCTCTACGAGACCGATGTTAGCCGTAAAATCCAATTGGTTTTCGAGAGCAGTGAGGGTTGCTTTCTTACCCTCCATAATTTCTTCTTGGGCGTCACGCTCTGCAGTCTTAGTAAGAAGGCCCGCTTCAGTCTCAGCAGCATCAAATTGAGCTTCATACTCAGGTCCCGCAATGTTCTTAGCTTTGCTAAACACTGCTCCCTGGAATTTCTCGTAGTCCCCCGATGCCTTCATCCGCTTAATAGTAGCTTCCACTTCCGAAGCCGGGAGCCCTTCCTCCGCTAAACTAGTACGGATAACTTTATCCAGCTCATCAGGGTTAATCGTCCCGTCATCCAAAAAGATGCTGGCAAGACCCCCCTGTTGTCTATTCTTGACGAGGTTCGCAACTTTCCCTGCAGCTCTACTCGCGGCAGCTCCTGAATCAACGCGATTCTTGCTCGCCTTATCAAGCGCCTCGTACGCCGACGTCCGTCCCGCTACAGTTGCGCCTTTACCAGAGGCGTATGTCGCTGCCCGAGAGAACGCCCGAGCTTTGTTGACCTGCGCATTAACCAACAACCGTGCAGTGCGCTCCTCACCCAACATCAAAGACGCTCCAGAACCCATCGCGGATTCGAGACCAGCCCGAGGAACGTTTTCTAAACCTAAAACGTTGGTCAGAATCGCAGCTCCAGGCATCATAACAGACCCTGCAGCCAGCCCAGCCGATGCCGCTTCAGACGTGTCAAAAGCTCCTGAGTAGTCCAAAGCTCGAGACACTAAGCGATCACTCGGTCCCCCTGTCACCGTTCTACGTGGACCTTGTAACCCGGCAGCGGAGAGCACCCCACGGTCAACTCCCCGAGCCTGACGGCGCTCACGGGAGGACGCTACGAGACGCTCGTCCATCCGAGTGATCACACGACCCTCGGCCTCAGCGTCAACGTCCTCTAAGGCGTCCCCAATGGCTCCAAACGTGCGCCCCACATTCTCGAATCCAGCACCGTAAGCCCTCCCGATCATCCCGAAACCTTTAGACATCTTATCGAATCCAAGACCCCGGGAGAGGTCTCTACCGATACGCGTCATCGAACCTGGAACACGCTCCTCTGCCTGCTGGCGCTGTCGTCGAGCTAGGCGCTGCTGCTGTTCGTTTATGCGATTCCGCTGTGCTTGCCAGAACTGGGGGTTCTGGGCTTCTACCTTCATCTGTTCAGCTACTTCGTTACCAAAGAGCATCCGAGAACCAGCGCCAAACGCCCCTGCTCCTTGAAGTCTCAACTGCCTGCCCGTCTGCAACGACATCTGAAAACGCATCGCAGTCAGCTGCTCGGGCGTCATGTTCTCCGCAGCTTCAGTCTGTAAGCGACGCTGCTGTAAGGGGAAGAGGGCCAAAGCCCCTACGCCGCCCTGCTGGACAGCGTTACCCATGTTCGACACAGCTTGGCGCACCATCCCCGCACCGCCCCCCGCGCCCATACCGCCGAGTGCTCCCTGATTCAGCCCGAAACCTCCAGCCCCGTACTGTCCAGCCGCAGCTCCAAAAAGGGGCATCGACAACATGGCAGCCTGAGCTTGCATATTCCGCTGTGCCACACCCTGGACGCCTCCAAGAAGTGCGAGCTCACGCGGCTGGAACGTCCCCGTAGCTACAGCCTGGCGTGCAGCGGCAGCGGAATGCATACCGTAAGTCATTCCCGAACCACCTGACAATCCCGCCTGCTGGAACGTAGCAGCCCCTGCCATACCCATCTGCTTGATACCTGCAATAGAAGCGCCTGCAGCACGAGAGTAGCGGTTCATGGACTGTGCCGCTTCCTCCATGTCATCCAGTGACATGCCGAGCTGCTTCATCTGTCCCAGCTCGCGGAGCACGTTCACCATGTCCGGATCCTGAGTGAGTTGCATGTATTTACGAAGAGTGCGGCTCACATTCTTGATGTTCTTTCGGACTCCCTCGATGTCCTGCGACTCGTCCAGGAGGCCTGAACGTCCGGACTCCTGAGTGATCTTCATTAGATCACTACGGTTGAACATGTCCCCAGTATCCCGCTTGAAAGACCTGTCCTTCGACAAGTCCTGTATCTCTTCCGCTAAGCGGATAGAGGCGTCGCGGTTGAATCCACGACCAGTGGAGTGCGTGTCTTGACCTGACACCACCCAGTCCTGTGACATGCGCCTAAGCGCTGAGCCCATCTGACGACGCTCTATCATCGGCTGAAATGGACGCATGGCCAGATTGCCAAGACCTTGCGCAACACCACTCGTTTGACCTAGAATTCCGCCAGCAATGGCACCCAGTGGGCCTCCGATAGCTCCTCCTAGCGCCGCTGCACCCCCGACCCCTATGCCTTGACCAATAACTCGAGGTGCTTGTACCGCACGGGAAAAGAACTGGTCCTTCTCCATGTCTTGCATCCGCGCAGCACGGTCCTCCGGAAGCTGAAACATCGGAGAGGTAGGCATCGGAGTAAACGGGGTACGGATAGGAGGAGTCATCGGTTGGGGTGGAAGAGGCGCAAACATCGGACCTTGTGGTCGAGTACGGTAAACTCCTGTGGACGGAGGAGTCATCATTACGGGGGACGGGAGCATTCCCGGAGCGTACCCCTGACCTCCGGACATGGCTTGAGCTATATACGGATTGAATGACTGTTGTGACTGAATAGATTCGAACCGCTGCCGAAATTGCGCACCAAAAACGGAAGCTCCACCGCCTCCCCCACCTCCCCAATTACTCGGAGGCATCCCAGCAGACATCGCGGATACACGCTGCTGCGCTGACTGACTGACGAGCATTCGAGCTGCATCACCTGGAGAAGGGGGCTGCGCCATCGGCGTAACGCCCAGGTGAGCCTGCATCGCGTTGTAACCGCTGTATGGGTCATTCGGATCCGGCATTTAGTGCTTCCTCGAACTCGTCATCAGTGACCGTCATCTTCTCGAGTCTAGTCATTCGGCGAGTCATCTCTTGCGCCTCACGCATACGCCGCATCGCACGCCTCTGACGTGCCGTCTCGTACCCCAAATTATACCGGTCCTGGCTCACTTCCTCCCGGTACTCTTCGATGATCTCGTCAACGACATCAACGTCCACTCCTCGACCTATCGTACACGCCTGAACAATCAACCTTGCAAACGCAATCTTCTCGTTTCGCTCTCGGACCATCAGGGCCGTCACTACGCGCTCCTGAAACGACCCGGGCGGCGGAAGCGGATGGCCCTTGTAGAAGGCCCACGCGCGGAGCTTACCCGCCGCCGTACTTAAAAATCCTCGGGGGCACCTTCCGCAAACACGGCCTGGAGTTTAACGTCCATGTTGTAAACCGCAGTACTCAACTTCCCCACCATAATAGAAGGGAGGGTCTGAAGAAAATTCAGACGCTTGTCGAACGCCTCCTCAATTTCTTCACGAGGGGCATCTGCCCGATCTTCGGGATGCTCAAACTTGTGCTCCCCAAATTGGACCAGAGAAGCAGCAGCATTGTAGCGCAGCACAATCTCATCCATGCTCGTCGCATAGGTAGGGTTCTCTGCCTCCAAATACTGCTGTGTCCGCAAAGTGTCCCGGTAGTTACGTGAACGAATCACAATCGGCTTACCTCGGAGTTCTCGAGTCTCTGTGTAATGGCCGTGTGCCAAGACTTCGTCCATGATGGCTCGCGCCTTGTTGATGTCGAGCCCTACCTCTTTCAGACCTTCCAGGAACTCCTTTTCTACGTCCTCAGGCGTCTGCGGTTTAAACCCTACCTCTTCTTCCCCTGGCTCTTCCGAGCTAGAGGCCTCCGTCTCCGGTTCCTCCTCGGAGTCTTTACGTCGTAAAGCTACCCGAGGGGCATTCGTCGGCGGTCCGGAAAACTGACCGATCATAGGGGCGGCGCGGTCACTCTTTTCGTCTGTCATGGAGTCCTCCTATATACGTTGACGATTTCGACTATACCGAAAAGCGTGGTATAAGGAAAGAAGTTCCCCCCTCCAAAGGAAGGCCGCCAATGCGCTTTAGAGACAAAGTCCGTACGTGTGAGCTGTGCCCTGACCTCGCCTCTTCTCGACAGAATGTCGTTATCGGTGTCGGACCGGTTCCATGCCCCCTCGTCTTTTTGGGTGAAGCACCAGGGAAGAAGGAAGACGAGAAAGGGACCCCCTTTATCGGGGCTTCCGGAACGCACCTGCGTAACGTACTGAAACTGCTAGGACTAGACGCAAAACAGTACCACATCCTGAACATGCTGAAGTGCCGTCCTCCGGATAACAGGGACCCCCTACCCGAGGAGATGGAAAACTGCCGTCCCTACCTCCTCCACCAAATCAGATCCCTACGTCCCAAGGTCATTGTTCCTCTAGGACGGTACGCGCTGTCCTTCGCACTCGATACGAAACCATCAGGGATTACCGTGTCGCAACATGTGGGACGCGTCATCACTAGAAAAGACTTTCCAGACATACGATTCATCGGAACCTACCACCCCGCATTTGTACTCCGGAAACGTCACACAGATGTTGAAAAAGCATTCCGTAGACATCTGAAGAAAGCTAAGAGGTACGCCTATGAAGTGTAAAGGCTGTGGGTACGTCATCGCTTACGACCCAGAACGAGAAGGTAAAGACGAAACCTGCGTCATTTGCGGGGAACGCTATCGGGATGATCCCGACGACATCCTTCTACACGGCAAGTACGGAATCGCTCGTGAAGTACGCCCGACACAGGCGGATATGGCGCGAGAAATTGACGATCTCATTTACCGTGATGCCCGTGGGACCCTCTACGCTGAAGGGGGTACGGGCATTGGCAAGTCATTCGCTTACCTGATCCCCGCCATCCTCGCCGGAAAACGTGTAGTCGTATCCACCGCAAAGAAAAGTTTGCAACACCAACTCGTGGAGAAAGACCTTCCACTCCTAGCCAGCAAAATGGGAAAGGACATCCAGTTCGGAGTGTACAAGGGAAAAGCGAACTACGGCTGCGTCAAGTGCGCGTCGAGCATCAAGACCAAAGTCGACCGGAACGAGTTCATCGACTGGGCAACCAAACTCATGATGCAACACGAAGCTGCCGATATCGCTAAATGGCCCGGGTCTCGACCGAAATGGTGGGACGATATTACCGTCGAAAACTGCCCTCAGAAAAGAGGGGGTTGTGAACACGCTGAGTACTGTAAGCCTCAACCTAAAGAGTGGGACATTATTGTCGTCAACCACACGCTTATGGCTATCGATCTCCTAATGGGGACCCAACCTGGGTTCCTTATCGGGGACTACCCCATCGTAGTCATCGACGAGGCTCACAAGGCTCCAGAGATGTTCCGCTCCGCCGTAACTGAATCCATCACGTTGTGGAGTACGAGTACCCTGCTGAAGCGTTTCGAGAATGATGACGAGCTGCACGCAGAACTCTCAATGTACGGGCGCATATCAGAAAAAGAAGCACGTAAAGCATTTACGCAAATTCGAGACATCTTCAAGGATATGCACGAGCGCGCCTTCCGGGGAGCCTCCTCTCCTAAAGAGACGATACGACTCCGTAGCCTCCTGCCCTTCAAAGATTCGGCTACGAAACTTCAAGAAGAAGTGGGGGAACTGAAAAAGAGACTCGGGGACACTTCCAAGGGCCTTTACGCAGACATTGAAAACCATAATACCAGCACCCCCATCGAGAAGGCTCAGGCGGTACTGGGGAGAATGGAAAAGCTCACGCGTAAGCTGCAGATGCTCCACGACATTGTCGGGAGTCTCCTAGATGAAATCGCAGTGGAAGAAGCCAAACAGAAACTCGATGAAGCCCCCAAAGAGGGGAACTGGATTATCATCGTGGACGACAAGGGAATCCACCGTAAACCCGTCCACATAGGAAATGTCTGTGGTAAGGCGCTGGCTAGCCGTCTAACACATCGGATCATCGTGTCGGCCACTCTGACCATCGGTGGAAACTTCGAATTCATGCGTAAAGAATTCGGAATCGACGACGCCATCGTCAAACTAGCGTCCACCGATAAGGAGCACTCTGTCGAAGCCGTCTACGCAAGCCCGTTCGACCTGAAGGACCAAGCGTTACTCTACACTCCCGCAACAATCCCCGTCCCAGCACATCCCAACACCGAACGGCGCCACGATTGGATAACGGCTATCACGCAGGAGATTGAACGACTAGTCCTCGCCTCACAAGGAGACGCCTTCGTGCTGTTCTCTGCTAAAGCGGACCTGAATGAAGTGCTAGCGGGCATAGACGAGCAGAACCTCCTATCCCACGGAATCAAGATCCACGCACACATCAACGACATAGACGCTCAAAAGTTAACTCAGGACTTCATGAAGACTCCCTCGAGTGTTCTCTTCGGATTGAAATCGTTCTGGGAAGGCGTAGACATCCCAGGAGACAAACTGCGCCTCGTAGTAATCCCGAAACTACCCTTCCCCAACCCTAAAGACCCCGTCATAGAAGCGTTGTCTGAGTTAGCAAAAGTTAAAGGAGAGAACTCCTTCATTACCGTCTCCGTCCCCCAGATGCTCTTCGACCTTAAGCAAGCGGTAGGGCGTCTCATCCGCACCAAAACAGATAAAGGCGTTGTAGCTATCCTTGATTCCAGAGTCTGGACCGGAACATCCAACCAACTCAGGCATGAAAGAACTCTCGCTGATATCCGGCGTATGCGCGCCTTCTTACGGGACAACCCTGACCAACGAGCACGCTTCAAAGACGAAGGGTCTTACCGAGGATACGGTAAGCGTGCAGTAGACGCTACGGGCTTCCTTACGCGAACACCCTCCTTTACAAAGGCTGAAGCGTTTGTTAAGAAGTCTTAAAGGCCGCTTAACGACACCCTGAGTAAGGAGGACCCAATGGCCCGAAAAGAAGGTAGCAAAGTAATCACGTGTCCGAACCCAGCAAAAGGCAAGAAGCGCTGCGGCGCTACCTTGGTGGTGACGCCCGGACAGTGGAAGGTCTGCACACACTGCGGCTACAAGTTTCGCGCGACCAAGAAGCTCATCGAAGAGCAAAAATAGCTACCACTACCCTCCTTGGCGGCTAGGTTGTTGATGACCGCCTCTCATCCAACCTAGCCGTTTCTTTTTGCTCCCGCTTGACGGTAAACCCGGTAACCGGCATAACGAGTCTATGAGACGCATCGTTATCGGAATCGGCACTACTAGGCCGGATAAGCAGCCATGCATCGCATGTGG